CATGTTACGCACCAAGTCCGCGTAAAACATAAAGGCACCATTTAATAAACCAACCATCACAACAGGTGTCTTATCCCCACGATGGTCATCAGCAATTTGCTTAGCTATAATTTTTGTTTGGATATCAATATCCTTTGCAGATAGTAATTCTCTCATATATTATCTTTTTTCTCCGTGGTATTCTACTGCGTGGCCTTCACTAATCAACAAATTATTTACACTATCTGAATTTTCAGTAAGAAAAATTTCTCCTAAACATCTACCATATTTTCCTACTCCATAAGAAACTAAAATAAATTTATTTTTATTTTCTTTTAAAATCTCTTTTAAACGAGCTTTAGCAGCTAATCCTCTAGCTTTTTCTTCTAAATCACGAGTTCGAGATTCTGGGGTATTAATTCCATTTAAACGGATACGGATTTGTTTCCAAGTATCAAATCCTAAATCTACTAAAGCATCAATAGTGTCTCCATCAACTACTTTAGTTACAGTTGCATTGTAAGTATACATTATTTTTCTTTTAAAATTTCTCTTAATTTATCTATAAGAGCCAGAACTTCGTCTGGCTCCATAGTAATGGCACAACACACTGAAACATTTTCTTCTATTTTGTCTAATATTTCAAGTGCTTCTTCCATTATACTTGTCGTTTAGTATCGTAAGCAATAATGTGATCTCTACCAGTCATGTTATAGCCATGCTCAGCACACATTTCAAATACTTTAGGATACATTTCAATTAATGTTTTACGAGTATCTCCGGCAGGCATAACAAATGTTTTGTCTTTAGGAATACCGAGTTCGACTCTGTAAGTTTCGATTTCAGCGAGGCCTTCATCAGTGCCATCCCAGACAGGCTTATAGTGATAGTCAGCATGATAATCAAGAGTCGCTCTAATGGCTTCAGTATTAAGGCGAAGACGATTGTGTGTTTGAACCATCTTTTCATCTGTAACTGATCCATTGGGAGTAAGGGCACCAACAACAGGGACACTATTACTAAACTTAGGTGACAAAGAAATGAGGTTAATCGGATAATCCGTTTCGAGGAAATGAGAACCTTCAGTCTCGATAGTAATAAAAATACCTCTTTCATTTGCAAAGTGGGTTAGCTCATTTACCAATGCTGGGTGCATTGTTGGAGAACCTCCTGTTAACATCATTTCCTTGACGTGGGGGTTTTCGTCGTAAATTTTAATAATGTCATTAAACGTAAAGCCGCCCTTTTCAGGGTGAATGGATGTATACCAGGAATCACACCACCCACCTTCACCAAAATAGCAGCGGTGAGTACAGCCAGTAGTACGAACGGCAATCGTAGGACGTCCAAAACGACTTCCTTCACTTTGCACACATCTATAAAGTTCCAATACTGGGAGAACTTTGTCATAATCTTCAATGCGACCTAATGGGGCCGACTTTTTCCATAATTTTTCGTTAATCGCCATAAATAGCACTATTTTTACCGTGTTCCCTAAACTCAACTTTTACAACCTTAACACGACCAGAGGTTTCTTCGTTAATAAAAGTGTTGAGTTTTTCATAAATAAATTTAGCAAATTGTTCAGCACCTGTAGCAGGTACAACTCGTGTTTGGGTTAAACCATGAACATCCATTGCTTTAAATCCTTCTAGATAAGGATCATCTTCAGCAACTACTAGGGTATGATCAAACATATACTCCATCCAATCTTTAGGAGACATACCATCAATAGTACCTTTGGCACGTTTCATACCTCCAAAATCCCAAACCCAGTTACGTTCGTCAAGATCTCCTTCGAACCATACTTTAAAACTTACACCATAACCGTGTAAAAATCTACAATGTGTTCCTTCAGCTTTCCATTGACGGAATACTGTACTAAACCCGTCAAATACTTTTGTTGATTGAAATTTAGGCATTGTTAAAGTTATTATATTGTTCTACTAATAGTTGACCATCTTTTACTCCTACATGGCGAGCAAATTCTTTACCTGATTCATCAATTAAAATTACAGTTGGGACGCTACGAACAGAATATTCCATAGCCAACTGTTGGTTTTCATCTACATTTACTTTTTGAACAGGTACTGTTTGACCTACACGTTCCATAACAGGACCGTATTGACGACAAGGCCCACACCAGGGGGCGCTAAAATACAAATATTTCATAATTCAGATTCTTTTATTAATTCGTTTCCTTTTTCTCTCATTAAATAGTAGGTGTTGGAAAGGTCCAAGGGTTTTGCCTTGGACCAATCTGGTGAATATTGAAATCTTCCACCTTTTAAGCCAGTAAATACCTCACCATCTTGAGTTACTACTACATAACGTTCTGGGAGAATATATTTACTTCTTTTCATTATACTAATTCTTCAATAATACCAATTCCTTCGCTTAATATAAGAAAAGTAACTGCCCAACCCAAATTAAAGGGTAGAAGAGCATACCCTAAAATGCGGACTCCTGATTTCATAAAACTTACATAACGATGCCATTTTTGATTAGGCATATATTTTTTAATTTCAGTATTCAATTTAATATCTTTAGTATTTTTAATTTTACCGTACAATTCTGGGTTGTGAATACTATCATTGTGATTGTATTTATTATTATCCCAATAAGTACCTCTACGTGCTTCTGTTATTCCATCACTCATGACTAGCAAGTACTTTAGATACGTGTTCAACAACTGTTTCCCAACTTGCTACACCATTTTCATCAGCATACTCTACAGGATCAGGACGACCAAGTTTAATAAATGCTTCTACACGTTCAACTGATGATGCTGATTTATAATCTGAATACCATTTGTAAGCATTAGTTTCTGGGCGATGATAGATTTTAATTGGTTTATAAGAAGTATTAGTACGTGAGTAAACTTCATCAAAATCAATTACTAAGTAATCACACAACCATTGCCCATCTTCCAAAATAGTAAACTTATCACCATTTAAATAAGGAGTATAAACAAATACTCTTTCAGAACCCCAGTTACCAGAACGGAATGCTTCAAAATCCAAGTCACGGAATTCTTGACGACAATCAGGATAGATTGCGTGATCACCAGCATGAATTCCCATCGCAATTACAGTGTTTTCTTCCGTTTTATCTGCGATTGAAAGTGCTACTGCCTGAGTAATTGAAGCAAAGATTTTATTGCGATTAGGAACAACAGTTGCTTTCATGTTTTCTTCAGCATAGTGTCCTTCAGGCACTTCATCTCCACCTTCTACCAAAGCAGAATTTAATAGGTCTGTTAAACCATCTAATTTGATTACTCGATAACGAACATCATAACCACTAGTTTTCAAATAATCAACTAATGATTGAGCTCGCTCTAATTCAACTCGGTGTTTTTGTCCGTAATCAAAAGACAAAGCCGTTACTGTATCAAATTCTTTGATACATTTAAGCAACAAAGTGCTCGAATCCATACCACCTGAAAGTGATACTACTGCGTGTTTCGCATTCAATTTACCTAATTGGTCGTCTGTAAATAACATAATTTATATAATTTAAATTTGCCAGGTATTTTAAGCGTATAGGCTAACGCTTTTGTTGATTAAAATATTCATTTAAAAATTCACGACGGAACATATTTACAGGTCCCTTATACTTTGCATTTGCAACCATTTTTCTTTTAGTTGGTTCTCCTGCTTTACCAGCAGCTGTTGCTACTTCTAAACCTAGTTTTTCACCTGCGGGTTTTCCTAGGTAATCAAATAAACTTACGTATTCTTCTTCCATATTATAGATCATTAATTTCTCTAAATTTATAAACATTATGAATTAAGTAATCATAATTAACTTGATCACTTAACATATAAAAATAATCATTCATGTTTGCTGTTGGTTTTTTATCTAAACCAGCATCAGTATAATAAATACCTTCTAAAGCAGCCATTACTGGATTTGAAGTATCAATTGATTCAATACAATCAATTCCTTTATACCAACCAAATTCTTGAGGTACTTGACAACCCAGCAAATGCACTCTATCATCTTTAGTTAAAACACCTTGATTATATAGAGTACTTAAAACTACCATACGACCTAAAGCTTTACCTAAATGTTTATTAGGGTGAGTTACAACATCATTGTAATAAGAAGCACCATAAGAATATGCAATTTTTTCATAACCTAAATCTTTATAGGCCTGAGTGCAAGTAAATGCTTCATGGATAGTAGTTGCTTGAACAACAACTACTTTAGTAGTATTTTTAGGTAGAATAATTTTAGCCCATTCTTTAGCATTTTCTACGGATGCATTTCTATCTTGCCAGACATCAGGTACAATAAATTCATCTGGTTCTAATTCAGAAATCCAATACATTAAACGTTCAGTATCATATGCTTTTCCTAGCTCATGAAGTGAGTTGTCCATAATAATGTATCGACCTTTTGCTTTGGCTTGTCTAAAATATTCTAGATAACCTTCCTCCTCATCGAGTAAATGAGGCAAGCAATAGTCATAGTCGTTAAATTTTTCACTATCCCCCAGCAAACATAAAGGGGTTTCATGGCTTACTTTTATCATAACTTAAATATTTAAAATGAATATATGAAACTATTCTTCTGGATCCAAGTCATAGTGTTCTCCTGTGTTACCATTTTGCATAATTATTCTCATTCGCATTTCAGCTTCTTCATCTTCGTCTTGTTGGGTAGCATGATTTGAACAAGGAGTAGGTCTCATATCAGTATGGGTACCATCATGGTTGTTAGTATAACTGGTAGTACCAATAAAATCAGATTTACCTTCTACAGCATCTCTAACTAATACAGACATAATTTTTCCTGAGGTATCGTCTATAATAACGTGTCCTTGATTATTTCCAATTTCTAATTTCATTATTTTTTATTTTTACTCCCAGGAGGACGACCTCGACCTCGTTTTACTTGTAATACTTTAGGTGTTTGTTCTATTTTTACTTTAGGAGGACGACCACGCCCTCTCATATTTTTTCTATTTTCAGCGGGGGTTTTACGGAAAAATTCTTCAGCCATACCATAAAACGAAGCAATATCACCGGGCCATTTAAGAAATGCTTCTGTAAGTTCATCTTTGGTAATTTGATATGCTGAGGTAAAGGCATTATACAAATCTTCCATACGTTGAGATTCTTCTTTCTCATAATCTTCCATCAATCGTTTGTAACGAGCTAAATCAACAGCAAGATTTTCTAATTGCTTTTGATAATCATCTGTTTGAAGATTGACTTTGTCTTTAGCAGTATACAACGCTAATTGTGCTTGCCAAAGATAAGATGATGGTTCAAAATCTCCATTTGCAATACGATCTTTGAGTGGAGCACGTTTACCAAGTGGTTTAACATTATCAGTATGAGTACGCCACCAACGAAATTGGTTGTAATTGAGAGGTTGAAGTTTTGAAATATGTTCTTCAACAACCTCTCGACTATGTGAGATTGAACTTTCTTTAATAAACTGCCAAGCCATAATTACAATGTAATGCCTCTTTTTTCGGCTGCCTCCATTAGCCAACCTTTTGTTTGATTATCTAATGCATCTCCTTCTTCACCTACTTCAATAAGACAACGAGCTAATTTTTTAAATGCTTCATCTGAAATATCTTCGTATAGGGCAACCCAAGACATAGTACCTCTTAATATACCGGTTTTTTCAGCGTATTTGGTTGATAAATCGTATGTCATAACTTATTTAAAAATTGAAAGATTATCTAAAGCTTCTTTTGTACCTTCAAATCCGGGGATTTCTTTAGGTTCATCTAATGTATTTCCTAATTCAACATCTTCCCACTTAATTTTAGCAGTAAGTTTATTACCTAACATATCAAAATCATACATCATTAATCCTTGTTTTGTAATAGAACTAACATTCATGCTTTTACCAAACAAACTCAATTCACGGACTGCAGCTGATGACCATGATTCTTCACCTTTAGGGAAAAATTCAAATACTTTTTTCTTTCTCCATCCACCTAAATCAACGGTGAACTCAAATTTTTCTGTTGCTGTTTCGAAATGCTTTTTCATGACTATAACCTTTATTATTTTTTCATTTACATGGTAAATGTACGAAGCCCCTTTCGGGGCTCCAAACTTTTCATATGACGTTTTTATATGACTCTATAATGACGCAGATGACGTTAATATGTATAATCGCCAAATTATTAACAATTAAAATCAAAACATATGAAAAAGATTTTTGCTTTCATCGTATTATTATTATTAGCTAGTTGTGCTGTTTCAGAAAGTGTAGCTAGAGTTGAACAACCTATTTGTAGACAAGACCCAAATTGTACTAATATTGGAATCCACGACCACGTATTTTTTACTTGGTAAGAGGGTTACCCATCATAGTTTTGGTGTGTTTAGAACCACCAATATAACGTGAATAAGTTCCATCACTATTCATTTCAATTTGTTTACCTTTAAGAGCTTTACGAATAGTTTCTTCATCTGTAACTACTGGAACTCCTTTAGATTGTAAAATATCTTTTAATTTACCTGATACTTCAACATAATGTCCGGGTTCTTTAAGCATAATTGCTGTAATATTTACGGCGGCTGATTTAGCAGGTCCTGAACCATCATGTCCCATACCTACGGATTTATTACCTGCTTCTTTATCTTGAGTAATCTTTAAAGCATCAAATTCAGGATCATCATCTAAATCTATAACCATATAGTCTGATTCACCTTCAGCACCTGTAACATCATCTGGGGATTTGTAGTTAGAATGACCACCAATAGGAGCATAAGCTGTAGAAATTAAATCAAAAATTTCTTCAGCAAATTCCTCTTGTTCATCTTTAGTAAGGGTAATCCATACATTTTTATCAAATCCGGACTCTTCTCTAAGATATTGTTTTTTAAACCAACCGTGTAAATTAAAGCTCATGAGCGATTTTGTTTATAAATATGTCAAATGGTACTCTATGTCCCATTCCATCTACACGCTCAATATTAATTTTTGGATGTTGGTTCATTATATGGTCTTTTAACCATTCTAAAGTTCTATCAGGGTTAATAACAGTATCCTCATTTCCTAAAATAATTCTAGCATTTTGACAAACCTGATGATGAATAAATTCAGGATAATTAGGTTCAAAACTTCTACTATGAAATGCTGGGTTAAAAGCAATAACTGGGATTTTGTAAAGAGCACCTAATATATAAGCACTATAACCACCCATACTACTACCAATAATAAGATCAGGTTTTAGATCTTCTACCTTATTAATTAAAAAACTAAAAATATCTTTTCGGCTATAATCCATAACAGGAGCATGGACATAACATTTATCTGCTAAAAAATCGACTTTGTCTCCACCTTGTTGGCTTTCAAGACCGTGAAGATATAATACTCGTTTTTTCATAACTCTCAATTGCGGTGTAAATATACGAAGACCCTTTCGGGTCTCCAAATTTTTAATTATATTTTATTGTCAAATCATCATCTTTTGGTGGAAAAAGAGATTTAATTCTTTCAATTTCACTAATAATTTTATTTCTTCTAAAAGTTGATAGTCCTGGGACTAGTTGTCTTTCTAAATTTTGTATTTTTAAGTTAGCGAAATTTATTTCTTGATCGTCTACGATTCCGTCTTTGTTTAAATCTAATTCGTTTTTTAAGTTGGTTGAAGGACTTTCCCAGTCTTCGAATAAATCTTCTATATTTTCGTTTGAAGCTTTTTTTTTTACTTCAACTACATCTTCACCTAAATCTACAGGTAATTCTTCTTCATCCCATTCTTCATCTTCTAAACCATCATTTAAGGTTGAGTCCCATTCTTCATATAATCCATCTTCTTCATCAGCTTTCATCATATCAACTATATGTTGACGTTGTTCTTCTTTAGAAATTGGAACTTTTTCACCATAAAGATTAGACTTATATTTTTTTCTAATTTGCTCAAAAGCAAAATTAGCGGCAATTACAAGAGCAATTGCTAAAGGATCAAATACAAAAATAATAGTTAAAAGTAAATAATTAATAATCTTATCCATTGGAATCCCAGTTAAACCTGAAAGATATTTAAGTGGGCCTAATTCACCTGCTAAATCATTACCAGTGCGAACTTCTACTATCTCAGTTTCGTACTCAAATAATTGAGTATTTAAACCATCTATTTTGGTATTTAACTCATTTTGTCTTTCAACTGCTTGATCTAGTTGTTTTTCAAGGGCTCTACGAGTTGAGCTTGAGGTTGTTGTAATTAATTGACCTTCAGCGTTTGTGTACTGTATGACGTTGTTTGCTAAACCAGCTTGTAAATCAGCTACTGCCCCGTTAATAGTGCTTTTTTCTGCATTATATACCGCTAACTGGTCCCTAATGTTATCTCGTTTGGTTTCAATTAAAGCTATTTGAGCATCAATATTACCTGCTTTATTAGCTGTTTCTTGATAAGCAGCTGATAAGAAACCATAAATACCCATAGAGGTGATTAGTACTAAAACAAAAGCTGCTGTAGTTAAATAAATTTTTAATCCTCGAGGTAATGTTTTACGATATTGGTAAAGTAAAGAAGCAATTACTAATTTAGCTACTTCTAAAGATGTTGCCATAATAATTACTGCTAAAGCTGCTCCAGCAAAGAGTTTGCTAAGGCCACTAACTGAATAGAAAGCGGCCGAAGCAGACACTGACAGGGCAGAGGTTGCGATTATAAAGGGAAATATCCTTTCTTGTATTTTATTCCACATTGAATTTTAATGTTGGTTGAATATAAATATAGAAAGATTTTATGGAAAAACCAAATTAAAATTTAGATAGTAAGTTTATTTTTTTCCGTTTAAGTATTCATCTAATAAGGTACCAATGACACCCGCTTTCTGTCGTATAAATATCCATTCTTCCTTGGATAATTTATGTTTTTGTTGATAATCTACTCCAAGTACGCCAATAAAGCGATCTTGTAAATCATCTAATGCTACTAAATAATATGATTCGGCACCATAGGGATCAGCAAATGGTTTCAAACCATAATCTTCTCCATCTTTATCTAAAACAGCTATCTCTCCATTTTTATAAAGTTCAGCCATTGTTTTAGGAAATAATGATACAGGAACGTTTTGGAAACTTTGTTGAGATGATAAATTACCAGGGGTAATTTTTTCATAAAACATAGAAAACTTTTGGATTGATTTTCCTGTAGGGTAAAAATGACCACCATTGTGGAACTGAGTTACCCATACTCGATCACAACCTAATTCGTTCATAATAACATCAAGTTGTTCATCAACTAAAGCATTTAAATGTATAGCTTCATCTACGGGATTTAGCTTTTCTTTCTTTTTTGCAAAATAAGTTTTTGCCCATTCTAAAGCAATTGGCCCAAAAACCGCCGTTATTAAGGCAACGATAATTGTCGTAAGCATCATTAGAGGTGTTTCCATTTTGTATTATAGAGAAATTAACATATCTATAAGTTCCTGTTGAGGGAACATATCAACTTTATCTTTTCGAGTATTGGTGTGAGTCCAAAGACCTTTAACTTTACCATAATAAGCATCAGCATTCCATTCGAAAGCATCAGCACCTTTTTCTTTAACTAATGCGGGGAGTCCAGCTCTTACATCAATATTATCTCTTTCAGCAATCCATAAAATCCATTTATGTAAAGCTTCAATTTGAGCGTCTGAGTATCTGTGCCAGGTTTTGTGTCCTCTAAAAGGTTTTGATAATTCTACAATCTGTGATTCTGCGACTGTAGTGCCTTGATAAGCTTTACCATTAATAACATAACCAAAATTACATACTTCAATAGCAACTGAATTTTTATGCATTGTTTGGGAGCCATTTGCTCCTAAATGCCAACCATAATTTCCTTCAGGAAATGCTTGTACCATTTCTCCATCGTATTTGTCGTCATTCCCTTTAATTGAAGGACCACCTAATACAAATTCGGTAGCAATAGCACCTCTATCATCCCGACCCCAGTTATCAATTGTTTTATAAGGATTGTGCCAACCTGCTGTGTGGTGTAAAAATACCCACTCGGGCTTAATAGGACCTTGTTTATATTCACCTACTGGAAGGAAGTGTCTGTGGATTACTAAACCATTATCTGTGGTATAAACTTTTTCAGAAGCATCTGTAGTAGCTAATCCCATTGCATCCCAAGTTTTAGGACCTACGATACCATCAGCTATTAAACCATTTGCTAATTGCCATTTTTTAACAGCGGCTTCTGTTTTTGGGCCGAAGTCACCATCAGCACTAATTTCTAAAAATTCTTGAAGTTCTTTTACTTCTTTACCTTGTGAACCTAATTTGAGTAACATTATTCTTCTTTTTTGCTGAAGATTTTTGTAATACCATCGATTCCAAATGAACCTAAAGTAATAATTACAAATGAATTAAAAATAGTATCGGTAATTAACAATTGTTTACCTAAAATACCTGTAATAATATCAACGGCAGCAAAAACCACCATTACTGCGAATGATGCGAAACCAACAACGTTTTTTTCGTTGATGTCATTGCTGTCTTTAAAAATGTCACCGAATGCCATAAGTTTATTTTTAATATATTTTATCATGGGGAAACTATTAAGTGAAACGTTTTGTTATAAATACAAAAAAAGGGATGCTATTGCATCCCCTTTTCTAAAAACTATATTTCTTTTTTTTATTTACTAAGTAAACCTTTTACCCAAGATTTTAACAAATCCCAGTTTCGCGTAGCAAATACACCAAATGCGAATCCAGCATAGATTTTGTAACCAAACGCCCACAAAATCAAACCAGCAATAAGTCCTAAAACTCCTTCGATTCCATTAGCTACGATCCAATCTTTAACAATTGTAAAAATTTTTTTAATAAAGTTTAATACATTTTTCATAATAAGTTATTTTAATGTGGTTATACATATTACTATCCATCGCAAGATACACAATCTACAGTTCTTGAACCAAGATCACCTTTAATTACTGAGTCTGTTCTTAGGTAATAAAGTGTTTTTACTCCTAACTTCCAGGCTTCCATATGCACCTGATTAATCCATTTTGGTGAATCAGTTGGGGCAAATGATAAGTTAAGAGATTGGGTTTGATCAATATACTTTTGACGAATTGCTGCTTGTTGAACTAGAGCTAACTGGTTGATTTCTGGGAAGGTTAAGAATACTTCTTTTTCGTCCTCATTTAAAATTTCATGGGATAAGTTTTGAACTGAGCCATTATCTGCTAGGATTTGATCCCATACTTTTTCTGTGTTGTATCCTTTTTCGATTAATACTTTTTCTAATTCAGGATTTTTAACAATGAATGTTCCCTTAGCACCATTAAACACATAAACGTTTGCTGGTTGGGGTTCAATTCCCGCAGAACAGTTATTAATACGTGAGTTAGATACTGTTGGAGCAATAGCTAACAAGTGTGTATTTCTCATACCTGTACCCTTACACCAAAGTGGTTCACCATATTCAACTGCCAATTTACGAGAAGCAGCTTCAGCTTTATTTTTAATATCACTAAAAATTGTATGAGTCCAAGCTGTTGAAGCAATAGCATTAAATGGTAATCCTTTTTGTTGTAAGAAGGTATGCCAACCCATTACACCTAAACCAAGTGCACGACCTTTCTTAGCATGTCTGTGAGAACGAATCATTGAATCTTTACCATTGGTTTTTTCAATAAATTCTTCCATCACACCATCAAGGAAGTAAATCGCAGTTTCTACTACATCTGTGTTTTTCCATTCATCATACTTGGCTAAGTTCAAAGAACTCAAACAACAAATAAAACTATGTTCTTCATCTGTATGGAGTGTAATTTCTGTACAGATGTTAGTCATAGAAACATCTAAATTATTCATTAAATATGCTAGAGGATTTGCTTTATTAATATTATCCTTAAACATAATATAGGGTTCTCCAGTTTCTACACGCGATTTAAGAATTTCAAGCCATAACTTCATCGCTTCAGGATCTCTATCGTTTAATCTACGCATAAAAGCATCATCTACAACAACACACTGGTGCAAGTTCAAACATTGTCTATTTGGATCCCCTTTAGGTCTACGAATTTGTAAAAATTCATCAATATCTAAGTGATTGATATCTAAATTTACTGATGCTGCTCCTCTACGTACTGAACCTTGGTTAGTTGCAATAATAGTTGAATCATAAATTTTAGCCCAAGGCACTACACCTTCTGATTTTCCGTTTCCTCGAATTTCTGTTCCTCGAGGTCTAATTCTGCTAAGGGAAATTCCCACGCCTCCCCCATAACTAGTAAGGCGCATAAGCTCTGCGTTAGTGAGTCCAATACCACGGATCGAATCCGGAGTATCAATACCAAAACAACTAATAGGCAAACCCCTGTCAGTACCAGTGTTACTGAGAACAGGAGAGGCAAGACCAATCCATCCATTCCAAATATATTTAAAGAATTTATTTTCTAAATCAGGACGATTTAAACGCATAGCTACAGCATGTGCTACTCGTCTATATGCTTTACGAGGGGTTTCACCTGGTAGTAAGTATCCTTTTGAAATTGTAGACAAAGCTACATCATCCATGTATTCAGGAAAGTCTTTACCTCTTTCCCATTGTGTAAAATCTGCTATTAAGTTGTTATCCATAATTAAAAAATACTTTCATCCCACTCCATGTGGCCTTTTGAATAGTTAGTTACTCGGTTTGCAAAAAAGTCTGTATGTTGTTTACCTGCTGAGAGGTGATCAAACCATTTCATTCTTCCTACAGCATTCATATCAACATTACCAACAATTGGTTTATATCCTAAATCTGATAATTTAGTATTTACTCTGTTTTTAATAAAATGCTCAAGGTCATATCTATTACAACCTTCTAGATCACCAAGTTCATAAACCTTATTAATAAAATCAAGTTCAAGTTGTAAAGAAAGTAAAGCGGCTTCATTTACTGCTGCTTCAAGTTCTGGTGTCTTGAGTTCAGGATTTTCCTCGATAAGTGTTCTAAATAACCAGCAGCCGGCTTCGGAGTGCATTGATTCGTCTCTAATAGACCATTCAACAATTTGACCCACTCCCTTAAGCTTGTTTCGCATTTTAAAAGATAAGAGAACGGCGAAGGAAGAGAATAAATTAACTCCCTCGGTAAATGCTGAGAATATAGCGAGTGATTTAGCGATTTCATGCCAATTCTTTTCACTATTAAAACTATCCCTAACTGACATAAGATTCTCAATCTTAGCCATCGTAGCTTCATCTTCCATAAATTCGGCAAAGTTATCAAGTCCAAGTTCTTCATTTAAAAGTGAATATGCTTCAGCGTGGATTGTTTCAAATGCGCCGAAAGTAGTAGCCATCATTATCACCTCAGGTTTTCTAAACCATTTAGTTACCAATCCAGACCAATAATCGTTAACAATAGTTTCTGTTTGGGCAAAGCCCTTTAAAATAGAACCTACAATATTTTTTTCAGTTTCAGTTAAATTCTGTTTCCAGTCATTAACATCACTCATCATAGGTACTTCTGTATGCAACCAGTGTGCTTGTTGCTGTTTCATCCAGTAATCGTGTGCTTGAGGGTACTCAAACGGTTTGTAAACAATACGTTCTTGCAATAGAGATTTTTTCTTTGCCATTTAATTTTTTAATAAAAAGTTAGGAATTTAGTTCAAAAAACTTATTTTTCAACATTTGTTTATCAAATGTATCAAAACTATCATAACTGTTAGAGTTAGGTGAGGTAGTTTCTGTTTCTTCATCATCTGGATCATAATCATGAACTTCGAAATGGCCTGTAGAGGTATCGGCTTTTACACCAAAGGTTAAACCATCCATTCCGTATCTGTTCTTCATAATATGAAATCTACCTGTTCCGTTAACTTTATCTTTTCGTTTTCTTGAGAGGGAAATACATACATCAGTGATCATAATTTTATCATACGACCCTGCAGCTTTATCTCCTTCTACAATATCATCTTTTGCACCTGCACGGTTTACTTGGGAAACACTCCAAATAGGAATATTTAATTCTCGAGCAAGCCCTTTAGTGCTAATATAAATATCATCTATTTCTCCTTTACGGTCCGCAGTACGCTTTCTTGTTGAAAGAAGATCAACATAGTCAATAATAATTAAATCAGGCTTAACACCTAAGTCAGTTACTTTTTTAATATGTGATTCAATCGTGTTAATTGTTGCTTTACCTGTTGGAAACTCTTTAATAATAAGTTGACCAGGTAATTCAGGTACAATTTCTTCAATTTTACTTCGGTTTTGAGTAATACGATCTACTGGGATTTTAGAGAAGAAAGCATCATAACGACGACCTACATACGATTCCCCTAATTCAAGTGTGTAATGTAATACATTAAAACCTAATCTTACAGCATAACCACCTAGTGCAATTAAAGACCACGATTTACCACCTCCTGGATTACCAAATATGAGACCAAAATCTCCATTTCCCAATCCACCTTGTAGAAGATCATTGATACGGTCCCAGGGAGTTGGGATAACTGTTCTGTGATCTTCTCTATAACGCGATTCAACATCTTTATTATATTCATGTCCAACATTTTTATCTTGTCCAGCTTTTAAAGCATTTTCAACCATTGACTTAATCGAATCATAATCACCAGCTTTTAACAAATCAACACTATTTAAAAGTGCTTGTTTTAATTGTTGGTTCTTACAAAATGTTGAAAATTCTTCTCTTACATATTCTAAATCATCGGCTGATGCTTCATATGCTTCTCTAAGTTGTTCTCGAATTGAAACTTTAAGTACCTCATTTGTTACCTTTTTTAATTCTACTTTTAGAATATCCATTGAAGGAGTTGTGTGGTACTTGTCATAATACCTTAGGATTTCTTTTATAATCCATTTATGTGCTTGGTTATCCCAGTATTCCTCACTAATAATATCATGAATATTAGTTAAAAACTCTTTATGAGTTAATAGTGCTGATATTACTTTTATTTGGAATGCTGTACCATATTGGTTTAAACTTACTAGTGTCATTTATTATAACTTAATTTTTCAAAAACATCTTTTACCCAAAACTCTAAATTCCTAATCATACCACCTAATTTATCTTCGTTATAGAATGCTATGAACTGGTCAGGAATATAATTTAAGTTTTTGGATTTTACAACCTGATTTAGATAATTTTTATCATTTTCATCTAACATAGGATTTGATAAATCCATGATTTTATAATTTTTCTCTAATGCATCAATATCTTGAATAATTCGAGCATAAATTACGTGTTCTTTAAATTTACCTTCACAGATGTTATAAACATCATCTAATGTTAGATCTTTTTCCTGAAGTTCAGGAAATAATTTGTACAACTTTTTTTCACCTAAACCCTTAACACCTTTAACTTTATCAGAATTATCACCCATAAGTGTTTTATAAATGATAAAATTAGAAGGAGACATATTAAATTTTTCTTTAACTACTTCTTCAGTATAAAATTCTTTCTCCATTGGTCTATAAACAATAATATTTTTGTTTACTAATTGAAGAAAATCTTTATCGGAAGAAACAATAAATACTTTATCTTTTTCTTGCTCAGGCAATACAGTACATAAATGAGCAATAATATCGTCTGCTTCTACTTTATCAAGTGATACAGTTTTAACTGGTAAGGTTTTTAAGTATTGGATGATACGAATAATTTGATCTACTTTAGCATCATCTTCATCATCATGACTATCAAATACTTCCCAATTAGTGATACGTTGTAGGTTTCTACCTGATTTGTATTCGGGGAGCAGGTTTTTACGGTTATTAGCCGAACCTGCCCCATCGAATACTACATAAACACTAGTTGGATCAATTTGACGTATTAGAGCACCCAGTGATCGAAAAAATCCACCAAGCCCCCCGACATGGACTCCATCAGGGTTTACAGCATTAAGCATTGCAAAGTTTCTAAAGAATAGATTTAAACCATCTATCATTAATATCCTTTGTCCTTCTACAGTCTCTTCTCCTTGCTCATCAAGGTTGTCGAGGAGCTTAAGTAAATCTTTCTTTTTCATATTTTATTCTGGTTCGTTGATGTGGATTTCGATATCAGTATAATCTTGATCTTCTTCAATTATATTGAAATCTACGCCCCCTAAGATACTTTTCCAAGCATCTCCATGATCATCTTTATAAGCTTTTAAAGCTTTATCAGTATCAAGAATAAAACCGTGTGGAGTCATTACAATTTTACCTCTTGTAGTAACACCATTAATGTGGTTTTTATCAATCTGGATATTAGTACGTTTGGCAAATTCTACTTGTTTACCATCTTTAATTGCTTTAATTTTAGATGTACCTGCAGACATAACATTACCAAATGTTACAACAAACGTTGAATCAAACCACATAGCGTATCCTCCTTTGTTCATCAACTTGGGTTGTCCCATTGGAGATTCCGGTTTTAGAGTCCATACCTTATTAATACACACAAGGGTATTGGTGTATGGGTTACTCTCTTTACGAGACAATGTAATACGCTGGTTTACGTTATTACCAAATTGAGTTGACATAGCACCTGCGTTCCATTCATTATTGTTCTTGTTTGATTTAATAGACATCTCACAAGGAACAGAACCAATTGAATCCCACAAGAAAAGCAAATCATAAGGTAGATTACCTTTTTTCTGCTCATCAAGTAGATCCAAAATAAATGATGCTACGTCTTCAATTGTATTAATTGTTTCACGATCAACATAAATAAAGCTACCATTATAGTCTAGGATTTCTCCTGTTTCTTCATCTACAACCTCATTAACTTCAAGGCCCATTTGAACAGCATGTTCCCAGTTCCATTTCATCTCAGTGATAATGAATACTGGTAGAATGCCTCGCTTCTGGGCTGATACGGCTGCTTCAATTAAAGCAGTAGTTTTACCCGTATCAGAATGCCCACGAAGCAATACAATATGGCCTTGAGGAATACCTGGTACAGAAGTAATTTCTTGAAATGCATCCGAAAGTGGAATCCAGGTTTGCTCTTTAAATTTAGCTTTTGATGTCAGTCCTTTCTTATTCTTAAAGCTATCTAGGTTAAAGTTCGCTTTAATTTCAGAGGAGACTGCCTCCGATAGAGACTTTTTAGTTTTTCCTCTTGGCATATTGTTTTAATTAAAATGGTAAATCGTCATCTTCTTCTCCAAACAAATCATCAAACTGTTCTGTTTTTGTTTTTTTAGGAGCTGTTGAAAGACTATAATTTGATTTAGGAGATTCTTTAATATCAGAATCGAAATCTTCAGCAGGTTCAGAAACAATATCACCTTCTTCTTCATCTTCAGGTGACAACCATTCTTGAAGTGCTTCTTTCATCTCATCATAAGAAAGTGGTTTAAATACTTTCAAAGGATCAGCTTGATTTTCAAGTAAAGATTTAACTGTATCTTCACTATCTGAAAGTGGAGATGTTTTTAATGAAGGACCAATTGAAGTTTTGTTGTAAGGAGTACCTGTAACTTCAGGACCTACAGTCGTTAATTTAATATCACGACCTGAAACAATATCAGTAAAATCACCAATTTCTTCATCAGCAGCCATATTCAAGAATTCTTGGTAAACTTCTTTACCAAACTGCCACAATTTAACACCTTCGTCTTCTTGACCACGAACTACGATAGGAGCAAAAACACGAACTTTAGCATCAAGTTTTTTAGCCAAACGCCAATTTTCTTTATCGTTTGTACCACGAAGTTGTTTAGCAAACTCCATAATAGGATCTTTCTCACCCCAGTTAGTAGGTGAAGCCATTACGCGTTTACTACCAATACCGTAGTAAAACATCATTTCCGAAAATGGGTTTGATTTGTTGTACTTAGAAGGAACAACACGAATAAGTTGTTTACCGACTGAGGGTTTCCAGAAGAGGTTTTTATTACCTCCACCACTGTTAGTTGATTGCTTGTTCAGTGAGTCCAAGCGCTTTTTGATTACGTCTAAATCCATAATGTAACTAATTTTTAATGTAACTAAATATAATAACCTTTGGTATGGACACCAAATTAAAGTTCAATAATTTTGTAAATCTTGGTTTTTAATTGTTTTAATTCATCGTGTTGAGTAAGTAGAATAGTATTTTTATAATGTTGCCATTCAATAGGAAATCTAGTATCAACTACACCACCATTTAAACGCTTAATTAATTCATTCAAAGCGTTAATAGTATAAAGTGTATTAGATTCCTTTTTACGGTGAACTAAAATAGTATTAGGGGGGATATCAGACACGTTACCCTGATCAATGTTATAAGTACAAACGTACTCATCATTACTCTTAACGTGTAATACAAATATTTTATCGTACATCACCTTGTATCTAGATGTAATCCCATCAATTAGATTATCTAAATCTTCAAGTGTGGAAAATGTACAAAACAGTTTATTATTCAAATCGCGTATATTTAAAGTAGAAAAATCAATGAAATCGTCTACCTTATACATATGAGGGGATTTATCTAAAATCGTATGTGTCTCCATAACTATATTTTACCTGTAACTTGTGTTGGTTAAAAACTTTTAATATTTCTTTTATAACTTCTTTTTCATTTTTATCAAGGTCAAGCAAAAAACTATCATAAGTATATAATACCAATTTAGTATTTTTACCTTTTAATAACCTAAATATTTCCCACAATATACAAACGTTTGTAGACGTCTCCAAGTTTTGAAGAACATAATTCAACAACTTTTGTGGTTTCATATCTTCTAAATTCCACTCGGCAAAAATATGCCCCGAAATAGGGCTCTCAATCCAACCATTTTCTTGATAGTTTGCCCACAACTCGTCAGTATATACTTGAACCTTTTTAAAGAATTCCAGCTCCTTATACTGTTCAAATACTCCTCCGTATAGTTGTTTAAATGTTAATTCTTTAGCTTTTTGATAATCCACCCCGTACATTTCGGCAAAAGCAGAGTGAATATCTCGCTCACCAAAATCATAGTCCACAAGATTAGCCAAAAGGGTAGGATGATAAGCGCTAATATCCAATTCAAACAAATAGTCGTTACGCGGGATAAAACACTTTCTGTCTCCATTTTCTTTATTAATTGCGGCATAATTTACTCCTCCAAATCGGTTTGCGGGTCGTCCTGTAAGGGTTTTAAAGTTGAATTGAGTGTAGGTGTATTCTGAATCGAGTAAGTGAAAACGCGATTCAAATTCTTCTCTGTTAACTCGTAAACCACTTCTTTCAATGGCGTTGAACACCACTGTGGCTCTGTCATTGTAAAACTTGTTAATTGGCTCATTTATTCTGTCTTTTAGATCTTCAAAAGTTTTCTTACAATATTCATAGTGTTTTACTATCGGAATAATGCGGTTTATATCTTTTTTGTTTGGGAATTTTTGGTAAAAATAAGAATGAGTTTGTGTATATTCTTGTATATACGGAGGCGAGTTGAGTGTAATGTCAAAGAGCCCTTTTAAAATAAAATAATGTAAAAACTCTTTCTTATCGCGTACATATACACGTTTAAATTTATCTAATACACGTTTTACCTCGTTTATATTAAGCGACAAAGTCTCACTATGGTCAATCGATGTAATGTATCCTTTTGTTGAATTTAACGGTCGAATATAGATAGCACAAATACCGTTTTCGACAGGATGAATTTTGTTTGAGTAAGGAATTATCTCAACGAATGCATCTTCGAAACCACTATTATATAACTCTTCTAATTGATCTTGACTTTCAATCAACCAATACATAACTTTTGTTTTCCAATAATATAAGGAAAATTTATGGAATCTCCCCGCTAGTTTTAGAATTTAATGAAACTTGGTAAGTTTTAAATTCCTCAGAAGGTGGATTTTTAGAAGCATCATAAAATTTACCGTAATTAAAATTAAGAAATTCTTGTAATCCTCTTTTTTTAATCCTTCTTTCAGCAATCAAAACCATATTTCTATTAATAGTTTCTACTTCTTCTAAAGTTCCATTTAGGGTCCATGGGAGCTTAAATAATCGATACATAGCCCAATCATAGTCCCTACTTTTATTGCGTATTTTTAAGAATGTTTCTTTATTTAATTCAATAAAAACAGTTTCATTTACTTTAGTACAAAAATATCTTGTAAAAGCTCCTAATTTATAATCATCTAAAGTAGGTTGTGGGTAATAAGTTGTTGGGATCTTTCTAACTTTACTTACATCAATTTTTTTAACTCGATTATAATCATTTACCATATCCATATTTTGAGTTTGGTTCTGGTAGGTAAGGAAATCGTAGTTTTCAGCGTAATTTTCTATAAAAATAGCTCCTTCTGGTGGGGTTAATTCCCAAAGAAGTTTGCTTTGATCAATAGTAACTAATTCTTCACTAGGGAGATCATCAGGATTTTTACCCGTAAAGAATCTCCCATCGAAAGTAGCCCAATAAAATCCCTTGTATTCAGTTCCATCAATGAATTTTTGGTATTCACCTCCGCCGGTAAATAAATTAGTTTTTACTCTGTTCTTTGGTATGTACATTATCCAAATCCTTTTAAATCTTTAAATATTGGCGCTATATGTGCAGAATACTCTTTTACATAGTCCTTAACTTTTTGATCATATATTGACTTAGGTAATTGCCCAGGTCCTACATCACCTAAATTTTTAATTCTCATTTTAAAACTACCTTCAGGAGCTAAAGTGCCATACATTTTAGCTAATGCTTGAGATGATTGACCTTTAGCAGGATCTAAATATGAAGTACCAGTTGATTTAGGATCACCAGCAGTACCTGTAAAGGTATAAGTGTAATTGTTTCCTGAAGAATCAAATCCTTTATCTGAGGTACCGGTAACTTGGGTTCCATTAAATGTAAATGCAGGGCCTATACAACCCATTAACCAACCAACAGCTTTAGGAGCTGTGTGAATTAGAACTGAGCTTCTTGAATATTGATCACTTGCTCCTGCTCTAAGTTGATCGTATCTCCATTCATTTTTTTCATTACCTATAACGTGGAAACAACCCCCATATTTACTACTAACCATAGCTTTAACCCTATATTTATCATTTGGAGGAATACAACTTACCCCATTCTGATTGTTTTTCCAAGGCAATTCAATTGTAGCTAAAGTATATAAAACAGTTTTTTCATCTTTATCAAACACCCACATAACCCCATAAGTAGCAAGACCGTTATCAGCTATACGACGTAAAACAACTCTAACTTTTTCATCTTCATTGTTTTGAGCTGGGGCAGGTGCTGGTAAAGGTGGGGCGTTTTCTCCACCCTGATTTTTCTTAACGTAAGTTTTTGGTTTACCCGGAGCAATTGTTCCTGAATCTGTAGTTCTAGTAGATTGACCCGTAGAATTTGTGGTTAAAGGTTTACAAATAGTTTCTATTTTTGTAGTCCACCCATCTAAACCTACACTATGAGAATAACTTTTAATAATTAAACCAATTGAATCAGTTTTATATTGGTAAGGAAGACCTTTACCATCGGTTCTAAATGCTTCATAAATTTTCATCCCAGCTAAACCATCAAGAGTCATACTAAAATTAAAAGGTAAAAATATATTAGGTTCACTTTTTCCTTCTTGATACAGCTTAGCTTGTGCTTTTTTAGACCAGTTACCAACTACGTTTTTTAAAGGTGAAACATAATCACTTCCTAATTCATATCCTTCATAAACTTCATCAAAAGCATCTGCTACTTCTTCAGTCCATAAAGCATCAAATTCATCTTTAGGAGCATTATCATCTAAGTCATCTTCGTCTTCTGTTGCTTCAGCTTTAATTGGGGTAAGACGATCAATTAATCCTTTATTATAGGTAGAAAAAGCTGTTGCGTTAGCATTATTTCGGGAACCATTGCTTTGAGAGCCAACAGATATTAAAGTAGCAAAACTTTCATTCAATTCTGCTTTTAAATCAAAACTACGAATAAAAGATCCTTCTTTACCATCATCATTTAAACCAAAAGTATTAAATGTAGCAAGTTGATCAGGATTATTTTCAACTGAGTTTTGAGGGGTTTCAGATATAATAGTAACAGTATTTGTTACTTCATCGTATAATACTCTAAAAGTATTAATTCCACCTAAGTTTCTATTTATAGCATCTAAAACTTTTTTTAAGAAAGGATAAAATGGGACATCTCCAGTTTCTTCATCTCTTAATTCATATAAACATTTTGTAATAAAATCAATTTCAACAAAAACATTTGCTAATTTTCCTAAAGATCTATCACTATCATGTTGAAAAGAAACAGAAGGTCTTTTGCCTAATTCTTCATTAATATCTGTAGCAGTTACTAAGCTTACTGCTGTAGTAATAGTACTAGTAACATTTGTATAGTTAATAAGAACTTCATTTGGATCCCCTGAAAAATTCCCTGGGAAGGTGCAGATATAATTTTCATCATCTTCAGGATTTTCAAAATTAAAATCAAAATTTATAGCATAATTTCCAGCATCATCCTTTATATTTACAAGTTTTTGGAGAACTGCTAAAAAAGTAATAAATCTAAGATAAACCATTTTATCTTTTTGTGGATTTTGAGCGCTATCTATACCAAAACCAAATCTACCAGTTAAATCTGAATATAGTTTGGTGGTGGTTTTTCCTGTTTCTTTGTCATAAAATGGGAAATCAGAAATAAGTACTGTGGCAAAAGTACCCCAGTCAGTACTACCACCACCAGGCATAGTCATATAAAGATTAAAAAGTTCTAAATTTAATCTTGATGATACCGCATCAGCAATTACTGGGATTCTTTCTGCTTCGTTTCCTTCAGCTTCAGCATCTTCTTCTTCTTTTTCTGAGGGTTTATCAATTTTGGCCCCAGTTAATAATGAGGTATTTTTCTCACCAATAGGACCAGAATTAGTTTTAAGTGAAGCTAATAAATCACCAGCACCTACTAATTCTACAGTGATTTTATAACTACCATCATTTTGGATTGACCAATTATATTTAGTAATTTTACCAAAGAATCCTTCATAATTACCACACCACTTCTTTTTTTCATTTCTAATTTTTCTTACTAAAGTAGAAAAGTTAGCATTGTTAGCTCGTGATTCATTAAATAATTCTATAAAAGGTTCAGTTTGGTAAGTATAATTACCTTGTCCTGCATATTGTAGGTTACCATTATTATCTAAAAAAGAACTATGCCCAAATTCTAATAAACAAGTATAGCCTGGTCTTTGGAATAAAATATCAATAATTTGAAATTGGTCTTCACTATATGCTACCATATCTACTTTAGCAAAAGCTAAAGCACCATCATTTTTATATTCAAAAGAACACCCAGTAAGACCAGGCATAGGAACATATCCTCTTTTTGTTCTAGAACTTCCCAATGAACCCCAACCATAAGCACCTCCGAAAGTTTGATCACTAGGATTTAAACCAGCAGGCATATTACCCCCATAACTAGAGGCACCACCAAATAAAACAAAATTTTTAGCTAAATCAGCTCCCAACATATTATTAAGTTGGGATTGAGTAAAAATATTAGATGCTTTTAATCTTTCATAGACTGTAGCTCCATCTTTAATAGAATCTCCCTCTATTGATTGTAACATAGAAACAGAACTTGCTAATCTAAGCCAAGGAGTTTTTGTGGTATAAGCTAAAAGAGATTTTTCATCCATTTTAGCCACCGCAGATTGTCTAACATTAATTTGTTTTTTGACCCAATCTTCAAAAGGATTACCAATAATACTCATTACACATTATTTAAATTGATATAACTTCTTATGATTTCTTGTGTGTTTATAGGAATTCTTAATTGTGCACCAGCTCTTAAAAATAAAGAACCAAAACTAACAACATTAGGGTTAGCACAAGCAATAATCCAATACAATGAAGGGTCTTGGTAAAACTGGTTAGCTAATAAATCTAATCTATCACCAACATCTGTTAAAACATAAATGTCATCTTCCCTTAATGAAATTTCAGGATAATAATTAGGTTTGTAATAAACATCACCTAATGTCCCTACATTTTCATTAATATTTTTTACAGTTTGTATAGTTGAATATCTATTCATTATCCAATATTTTGAGCTATATAATCACCACCCCCGATTGAAGGTACAAATTCCTGGATTGGAACAAAATCTAAACCAGATACTTTAATACCCATTGGCAATTGAGTATCTCCACCATCTCCATTTTCATCAATTCCTATTTCCCAAGAAAAATCATTAGGAACATCATACGTAAAACCTTTTATAATTCCAAGTTGATTATTAATGTAATTACCAAGAGTTATTCTTGCCATGTTTCCTTTCATAAAACCACCATTAGCATATGATGGAGCTTGAGAAGAAGCTAAGTAATTTAATTTTTCATACATCCCTTGCATTTCTTCTCTAGATTGAGCATAAACTGTAAAACCCATGGATATTTTTCTATCAAATCCTTTATAATTGTAAAATTTATCTGCTCTACCTACATATTGGATACTACCCCAATCTGAGGAATACCCATCATTAAAACTATCAATAAATGCCCTAAAGTGCATAGTTTTTAATTTCTGTTGAGTTGAAGCATTATCTATAATGGATATAGAAAAATTAACTAAATCTGGGTATTGAGTAAAATTAGGTGCCCCGTCTATAACTCCTGAACCATTAACTCTATCTATCATTCCCTGACCAGCAGTATAATTGTATACAGTTTTTCTTTTACCAGGGCTACCCATTTTTAGTCTAGTGTCTTTCTTTTTAGCATTATAATCAATATATGACCCCATTATGTAAGGGGCTGCTATTATATTTGAATTTCTAGCTTTATCTCTAAAATCACTTAAAATAGGACTTCCTACATTATTGCTACCATTTAAGTTTTCTGAAGCAATTTGCTCCATTGTATAGGTAGCAGAATTATTTGCTTTTCTTAATGGGGTTGGGTTAAAAGTACCAAAATAGTTAACACTAAAACCGTATTTATTTTGGTAATCTGTATCTAATGTGCTAAAAATACCAAGGCCATTACTTTCTGCAAATCTATTCCATAAAGAAGAAACACCTCTCCCACCAATAACACCTTCATAATTTATTGTAACCCCACCTTCAAGATTACTTCCTGAGGTAACTACAGAAACTGGAATGGAAGCAACTTCAGTAAGTTGAGTATTTTCTTCTTTACCAAAAAAGCTTCCTTTAGTAGTTTTAGCATAATAAGGTATACCATTATTTTCTAATGTAATACCACTATCTAAAATTATTTTAGTTGTCTCACTAGTAGCATTTTGGTAATTTATTCTAACCCCACCTTGTTGAGTTCCTGAAAGAGTTTGTAAGGATTTAGATATTGGTTTTGGTAACTGGGGGTTTAATTTTTGGTTAGCATAAGGACCTTTAGTAGCTTTATTATCAAAAGCAGGATCCCAAGTAAAACCTCCATCCTTAGAAATATTATTCTTAATAGATCTTCCAGTTAAAGAATTATATGAAGTTGGAAGATCAGGATTTGATACTCCTAAAGGAGATACAAAATCACTTTCAGTTCTACTATTTGGTCTGTTAGGTTCGGGTAGATTAGAATTAACCTCTAATGAATTAGGTTTAGTTCCTGATTGGGCTGATGTGTTATCCCAGGTATTACCTCCATCTTTAGATAAAGTATTAACTAACCCAACACCACCATAATCTTCAAATTTCTTCGAAGCCCCAGCAATAATAGGATCTATAAAATCATCTGTTGTTTTACCATTTGGTCTTTCAGTTCCAGGTAAATTAGGATTAATTTCTAATGAATTAGGTTTAGTAGTTGTTTGTGCTGAAGTATTATCCCAGGTATTACCTCCATCTGGGGAGATAGTATTAGTTAAGCCTTCACCTCCAAATTCTTCAAATTTTTTAGAAGCACCTTCAACAACAGGGTCAACCCAACTACCTGTTGTTTTACCACTAGGTCTAACTGTTTGATAGGTCTTATCTGCTACTTTTGTAGCAGGAGTTAAATTTTCGTTAGTTGTAGAATTTCCATTTCCGGTACCTACTTCTCCTAAATTTAATTCATTAGTATAACCAGCATCAGTAGTAAAAGAATCTGATAATTCAGTTCCAGTTCGTGTTGAATAAATACTACTAGCTCCTGATGAAGAAACAAAACTTTCAACAGTACGTTGAGTAGTTTCTGAACGAGTACGTCTGGTTTTTACAGTGTTTGTTCTTTCACCACTAGCGTATTTAATATTTGTTTCACCTACTCCTAGTGCAGCCCCAGGACCTCCTGAATAGGTTAATATGTTTACAGGATCTGTATTGTTTAAAATTTTAAGAAGTCTATTTTCACCATTATTGTTAGAAATTCTTACAACATCTTCATAACGATTTAATCCAGCACCAATAGGTAAAAGTGTAGGAGTACCTGCTTGAGGAGTTGTTGGATCTAAACCTAATAAATTTAAATGTAAACCAGCAAATCCCCCTGCGGCTGTTAATAATGTACCTAGTGGTGTGTATATTCCAGCATTAACATTGCCCCCACCATATCCCGGCCCTTTAGAAGCTTCGGTTTTAACTGCGGTACGAGATAATAAATTTTCTTTAGCAATAAATAAAAGTCCATTAGGAGATTTTAAGTCAAAAAACATTTGTGTTAATCGACTTACATCTTTTACGGCATCAATAGGAGCTAAAAATCCATTTCTTAATAAAAAATCAGGTCCTGATTTAGCAGGGAGATCCCCTATTGGGATATCTTGCCTAATATAAGGTTGGTTACTAGAACCACCTCCAGGCCTGTCATTCCCAAACTTTAATGATTTAAGGTTAGTTTGGAGATTTATTAAGGGCATAGATTAAAATGATCTTCCTTCGGGAGCGTTAGCTCTATAATTATTACTAGGAACTGCGCCATTTAAATCTAACTCTGATGGAGATGGTTTTTTAGGAACATTAGGTTCTCCATTAATAGAGTAAGTGTTGTGTAATTTTGAGTCCTTAAAATTTGGGATAGTAGCTTGACCACCATTTAGGTTTGAAAGAACTGAACCCCCTGTTTGTAATTTGTCTAAGATTGCCATTGTGTTATGAATTAATTGTTTTGATTATAAATATTAGCCCATTGTAGAGCTCGATAATTGTAATGCTTTTCCTACTTTTTCACCATCCATATAAACATCTCCACCTGCTGATACTATGGCTATTAATTGATCTAATTTTTCTTCTACTTTTTTAAGTGAACCTTCATCTTTTTTACTTTCTCCACTTTCTCCACCACCACCAAACATTGACATTAAAGCCATTGCGGGTACTGCTAAATAACCAGCAACAGCTACTGCTGCTATACCCCCAGCTACAGCATATAATGCAGCTGCTGTAGAGAATAATCCAGGAGATACGGCTGCTAATTCGACTAAAGTACTAACTATTGAAGCTCCATCAGCATTAGCCATCAGTGAAAATCCAGTAGCAAGAGGGATTAAAGCTAATCCTAATACTGTTAAAGCAGCAGCACCTGAATAAATAAAGAATGATAAAAATCCTAAACCAGCTGCCATTAAAGCTAATGCTCCAACTGATTTAGTAAATGACATTATTGCTTCTGTATCTACTTCACCAAGCATACCAAATGCTATTGAAGCTGGGATTAAAGCTAATCCTAATACTGCTAATGCACCTGCACCTGCCATAATAAATGGTGCTAAAAATCCTAAACCAGCTGCTGCTAATGCTAACAATGGTAAAGCAATAGAGAATGCAATCATAGCTCCTACATCAAGTCCTGATAGTAGGCTAAAGGCTAATGCTGCAGGAATCATAGCTACTCCTAATACGGCTAATGCTGCTGCTCCCATAAATACGTTTGCACCTAAAGTACCTAATAAAGCCATTGTTAAACCTAACATAGTTAATGAACCTGCAAAAGCAAGCATTTGGCCTGCGTCTACATCTTTAATCATCATCATAGCTAAAGCAAACCCACCACCTAAAGCTAATCCTGCAAGTCCTAAAGCTAAAGCACCTTTTGCGACATCACCAAAGTTTTTTCCAAAAAACATTATACCTCTAGCTACTCCTTTAAGAGCTGCATTAATAGCAGGGCCTGGGATCATAGATAAAACAAATAATCCAGGTGCGGCTAATCCTAAAGCAATTAATCCAGGTGCGGCTACTAATAAAGCTAAACTACCTTTTAGTATGTCAGCAAAGTTTTGACCTATGAATGTAAGACCTCTACCAACACCTTTTAGAAATTTTTCAATTTCTTTACCCATATTTCCTTTAACACCTTTAGTTGAGTCGGCTGCTTTACCTGCTCCTTCTCCTGCTTTTCCAGCAGCTTCTCCTGCTTTATTATCTCCAAGACCAAAAGCAGATTTTAAAGAATCTGTACCTTTACCTGATGCTAAATCTGCAACTCCTTTTCCAATACCTTTAACAGCTTCAAATGATTCTGTAACAGTGTCTTTAAATTCTTTAAAACCCTTAACAGCTTTTCCTATCCCTATCATAGCTACAACTGCTACAATACCATATAAAAGAGGTTTTAATAATCCGACATATCCCAATAATTGAAAAAATCCAGAAACAATTCCAGCTACACCAGCTAAAATATCAGCAAGAGGTTCTACAATGGGGGCTAATGCTTGTTGAATTTTTTCTACAGCTTTTTTAAATTTTTCTGCTGCTTCTTCTTGTTTTAATTGTTCAAGAGTTTGTTTTTCAGCCGCACTTAAAGCATCTTCAGAGATACCTGAACTAAGCTTTTGCTGAAGGAGCATTTTAGCCATTTGGTCTTTACTCATACCTAAAGCTGATGCCATTTTTTCTTGCTCAATTCTATTCATTGATGCAAATTCAGCTGAGGAAACACCTTGATTAGCTAATTCTTTTGCTACTGTGGCTAAATCATTATCTAAAGCTGCTTGTCTTGCTTTTTCAAGATTTAAGTCTTTACCTGTAACTAATTCAGCTTCAAGTTCTTTTGCGATAGATTGTTCAAAATTAAGTAATGAATCTGCAATTTTGTCAACATCGCTTAAATTCATTCCTAAATCTTTAGCAGCAGTTGCTGCTTCTGCTAATCTCTCAGGATAACCTGCATAACTAATAGCGATTCCATCTGAAACATCTGCTACATCTTTTAAAATATCACCAGCGGCATATGCTGTTTTGTTTTGTTTGTTAAATGAATTAACACCTTCAACAAGAGCTTTATTTTGTTCTTTAATATTGCCCCCGTTTATTTTAGATAATTTAGCTAATTGAGTAGATTGTTTTACGGACATGCCCATAGCATGTTCCATTTCGGATGCTTCTAAAATATCTTCTGGTTCAAAAATAGCAGCAGCATTTTGACCTAATTCTTTAGTTAATTGGCTAGCAGTTTTAATATAGTCACCTAATGTAATAAAGTGAGTATTGGCCATAGCGGCCTGAGTAGACATTGTATTTAGACTTTGTCCAGTTTGTCTTTGAAACTCTACATTCGCTTTATCTACCTTTAAAAAACCTTTAATAGCGGCTGCAAATATAGTTGCAGGATCTGTAATGGTTGCAAAAGCATTTTTTATTGCTGATCCCATCCCAGCAGCCATTACAGTAAATCTATTACCGGCTTGCTCTCCATTAGCTATCTTATCAGCTACTTTTTGCATATCTGCCTGGACTTTATCCAGTTTGAATGCTGCCCCAAATTCTCCTGTTAACGCATTAAGACCTTTAAGGATTCCACCTGAGACGCCCATTAACCTATTGGCTTCTTTCCGTTTTTCAACTTCTTCAGCAACTTTATCAACGGTGTCTTGTTCAATTTGGAAACCATCTTTTTTAGCTCTAATTAAAGCCATTTCCTCATCAGTTAAATTTTGACGAGTTTTTAAACTTTGAAGAGCGACTTCAAAAGCACCTTGGTTTAAATCAAATATAGATTTACCTGTTAAGGTACGGGTTTTTTCTGTTGAAAGTAAATCTGCTGATCTTTTTATTTCTTGAAGGTTAAGTGCTGCTTTTTCTTTAAGCTTATTAAGTTCATCATCTTTTAAACGAACTGACCCTTCTTCTTGATATTGAAGTTTTTGAGCGATGCTTGTAAGACTACTATATTCTTTACTAGCATCTTTTACACGGTTAATTTTTTTACCTAATTCGGAATTAATACTTTCAAGAGTATCTCTAAGATCACCAAAGGTAGACTGGGTTTCACCTAAAGTTTGATTTAGGTTTTGTGCCTCATTATTTGCATTATTTAATCCGTCGCCTATAGCCATTGGGTATTTTTGTTATAAATATCGGAAGGCATCACTTTTTGGATGCCTTCGCGGTATAAGTAGGAGGAGAAGTTTTAGCATTTTTCATATGTTCTGGGGCTTGAACTTTCCCATCAGAACCTACTACGGTTGTAGTATTACCTCCTTTGCCTTGAGCTTTTTTCATCTCAGCGGCTTCTTTTTCATAATGTTCCCTCATTTTATTGAAGGTAAAGTTTCTTAACCAAATAGGCATATTGTAGATAGTATGCCAATCATAGCCGCCATTACCATGAAATACTATCTCATGTATTTGACTAAAAAGTGAAACTCTATACTGTGACGTCAGGCCAAAAAAAGTTGACTGTAATTGGTAGATCGATGGCCTCCATTCCACCGTTTACTTCTACCGTTATATTTAAATTAACATCAGGTTGTACTTCTTTAACATGGTTACGGAATGCTCTTGCGTCTACAGCCAAAAAGTAATTGTCTACAAATTCACGAATTGTTTTTTTATCCTCATCGCCATTAACTGAAAGGATCATATGTTTCATACGTGTAGAAACAGCTGGATCTGCATTCTTATTAATTTTCTTTAAACCTTTAAGTTCAGCATCAATCGCCATCTCATCTTTATGAGTCAAAAGTTTATAAGTAATTGCAGTTCCTGAATTAGGGAGGGTGTAAGAAAATTCGTTTATACCTTTTGTAATTGATTTTTCATCAAATGGTTTATTTTCCAAAGTAGATAAATCAACAGTTACTCTTTCTCCTTTAAGGTCAAATTCATAATCTTTACCATATCCTAAAATACGAGCAGCAATCATAATTGCATTTTTATCACCCACAATAATATCATTGTAGTCTACTTTAGATACGATAAGAGATTTTAACAATTTATCTAATACAGTACCGTTTTGAATATAAGATTGGTTAGAAAGAATATCTTCTTCCTTAGCAGTCATATACTTCATTTCAATAGTACCAGATGATAGAGGATTATCCTCAGGGTAAATTAAACCTTTAGAAGGTAATTCAATAGTTTCGGTTGGAAATTTTAATTCACTCATAATTTTTATTTAGTTATAACTTTAAATACGTGTATACATATTAATAATACAAAAGAGCTTGACCGAAGCCAAGCTCTCTTAAAAAATATTTGACAGAATTTAATTAGAAGTTCAATACACAGTAATCCATACCTACTGTTAAGGCGATTGTTTGTGCTTGGTTTTCAGTATCCCAGTTGTAACCAGTAAACGCTGCATCTTTTACAAATGCACCTTTAATGATCCATTCTGATACTACATCACCTACAGGTCCTAGTACGTTGATAGTTAAGTCTTTCTTGTAGAAATCACTGTAACCATCTCTACCTGTTACTGATTCGTGGTGTAAACGTACCCACTCCATTACCGCTTGAGCACCTGAAGGTGTAATCGGATCAAATAATGTCATAGACAAATCTGACCATTTTGATTTACCTTTTACCTTGCGGTAAGTGTTGATGTGGTTAAGAATTACTTCACCATTTTCAATTTTCAATTCACCTACTTCTTTGATCATGTAAGCTGGGATTCCATCTACATACATGATAAATCTGTTAGCTTGCTTTGGCTCGAAAGCGGTGAAAAATATTTCGTTGGGATCTAATACTGCCATTTTATTTGTTGTTTATTTTTTATTCAATTATAAATATTGTTTTTCTAAATTTTTACGCTGGGAAAGTAGCTCCTGTTGGTAAAATGTTGAAATCCAAGTAAATAAATTCAGCAGTTTTAGTAGGTTGAATGTAAATCGCACCAATCAATTGGTTTCTATCAATTACATCTGCTGTGTTATTACTATCATCCATTACCACCTTGAAGGCATACAAACCTTGACGTTGTTGAACACTTTCTAAGTATGGGTTAACTTGGCTCAAGAATTGGTTTCTTGTAGCTGCTGTATTTTGTTCAAATACCAAGTTATCTGCTACTTGTGAAATGTATCCTTTTAAGGCAATTAACAATCTTCTAACGTTTACTCTATCGAGTGCTGAAGCTTGAGTCTGAAGTGTTTTCTGACCAAATACTACAACTCCTCTACCTGGGAATGTTGCAATTGGGTTTACTTTACCAATATACAAACTATCTCTATTAGCTTGAGTTAATTTACGTTCTGCTTGTCTTACGATTCCCATTCCACCTCTGTTAATACCAGCAGGTGCAAACCAAGCTTCTGAAGTTGAATCGTTGTTCGCATAAACACCTGGGATCAATGTTGAGGCAGGAACCCAAACAATTTGACCTGAATCTGGGTCAGTAATTTGACACCAAGGCCAGTAAGTTGCTGCGTATGAGCTATCAATTCCAGCAGCTGTTGCTGTAGTTGAAGTTACTGTTGAAGCGTAATTTTCAAGATCCATTACTAAGATCGCATCACCTCTATTTTCAACATTTGATAACAATGTATTTAACGGAGTAGCGTGGCTAGCGTTAGTGTAAACTAAACCAGGAGCTGTAATTAAGTTAAATCTGTATTCATCTTTATTAGCTAATAGGTTAAAGGCGTCTGTATAGTTACCACCTACTAAACCTTGAGTATCTGTGTTGCTAATGTTATCATAATATTTACCAGTTCCTGTTAAAATAGTACCTGTAGCTGCTCCAAATGAACCACTTTGAGCAGATGGAATTGATGATGTATAAGCTGTTTTAGCAATACCCGCATTATTAAAGTAATCAGGAGTTTTTAAATTAACTTGTTTAACTCTTACGTATCTTGAAGCGTTAGGATAGTTACCTTCTGTCTTAATGTAAGGATCTGAAGTACCTGAACCTTGTAATGATAATGATTGGTCACCAATAATTCTAGCAATATAGTTAGGAGCTTTAGGATCAAGAGAAACGTTAGTAAATGTTTCTAATACTGATTTAGATTTATTATTATCATTACCTTGTCTAATTACTACCGAGAATACACCTCTTGAAGTATCTGGGTTGACAATTTCCCATCTAATGTTATTGGCTGAACCACTAGGTAATATACCATTAGTACCTTCTGTTGAAGTACTATTCATAATAGTACCTTGAGCAAGAGTTTCTAATACAAAAGCACTTCCGGTTTGTTGGATATTTGAAGCTACTAAAGTAAGAATTAAATCAGTACCACCTGCTGCAGAAGCATCAAAATCTGATTGTGAAGTAAATGTAATAGTATCACCAACTTCATATCCTGAACCAGTTGAAGTTACTGTAACGGTATCAACTGAAGCTGAATCTGATAATACAATTGTAAATACTGCTCCTGTACCATTACCACTTGTAGTACCTGAAATACCTGAGAAAGTACCACCAGCTGAACCAGTGATATCAAGTGAGTTAGTAGTAAATGTTCCAGCTCCAGCTACCAAACCATCATTAGAAGATACTGCTGAAGAAGATGCTGCTGAGAATGAACCTGAAGCAACTCTTGTTACTAATAAAGAAGTACCTCCGTTTTGGAAGTAATTATAAGCTGAGATTGAAGTCAAGAAACTATACTCATCTGAACCACTATCAAATGTACTACCGAATGTGGCTAAGTATTCACTATAGCTAGTTACTAATGTAGGGATATTTACTCTACCTTTAACAGTAGGTCCTACAATAGCAGCACCGGCTTGTACGGGTTGTGAGGTGATTTGAGATTGATCATTTTCTCTTGCTAATACCCCTGGGGAAATTAATGTTTCTGCCATTTTATGTTATTTTTTATGATAAATATATTAAACTCTTTCAAAAGTCTATTTGTTGGGCAAAAACTCGCCAGATTCTAAAGAAATGGTTCCTTCACCATACTTTTCCTCTAACTCTTTAGCTAAAACTAATTCTTGTTGTTGTAAATTTTGTAAGTTAAACTTTAATTGTTCTTTTCTAATTTGAAGATTCATAATTTGAACCTCTGTTTCACCAGTTAAATCAGTAAGATCTTTAAATTGTTGTTTTAATTCTTTTAACTTATTGATTTCTTCTTCGGTTAAAACTTTTTTTTCCATTCGGTTATAAATATTAAATTATTTTTCAAAAATTAAGTATACAGTACAATAAACGATACTTGTGAGTTACTAGTTGTACCAGGTTCTGTAATAACAATATCTCCTGAATTTAATGTAACTTGAAGAGGTTGTCCTGGACTACCAACATAAGTTGCAGTGATAAAACAATCTCGGTTTATTGTTTTTGGTTGTAATTCTCCATTAAATGCAGTTATTGTTACGGTACCACCTGATAAAGTATCTCCACCAGCAATTAATTTTAATGGAGCAGAAGCGGGAGCACCAATATTAGCAATATCTTGATAAATACCACTAACATTAGTTGATGTAGTTGAATTAGCAACCGTCATTGAAGAGGTAACAGCTGATCTAACTAAAGCATTATTGTTAACTCTAAAGTTAGTACCATCCCAACTACCAGTCATCCAACCACTAGAACCACTCATATAAATTGAGTCAGATCCTAAATATAAATCTCTAAATTTCTTTTCAGCATTACCTAAATCGTAAGTATCATTTGCAGCTGGAATAATGTGACCACTTGCTGTAGTTAAACCTAATAGATTACCATTTGCTTTTAAACTACCAGCTATTGTAACAGTACCATCTACATCCGCACCAGCAATATAAGAAGCTGTATCAGCTGCTACAACATTAT